TCATTGCAGCGCTCTTTCAGGGTCGCTAATGAAATTGTCGTGAGCGCCTCCAAAAGAGTCGATCACACAGTAACGAAAACGGGACTCATGTCGGTTTTCAACCAACTCAAGAAACACCTCATCCGGATGATGAAGCCCGCTGTACTCTGAGTCGTAGAACTTCTTATAAATGAAGTACTTTTGCTCTGAAGTAAGCAATTTAAACCCAAGCACCATATCCTTAAGCTCATCGCCATTTTTAGCGATCGGCAACAAGCCCTCCATCTGTTCCAGCCAGGCTTCGACGATTGGACTGCTATCGTGACCCACTGGAACATAATAAATCGGCAGCTTGCACGTATTCAGCATAAAGGACACACCACCACTGGAGGCATCAGTGATGATCGTGTCACATATCCGATAGAAGTCTTTACTGCTGCCTTTAGTATCGTCAATTGAAACCCACGGGTACCGGGCAAGTTGCTCACACAACTCTTTTACATAGGGACGGTCAAAATCCGTCATATACGGCCGAAAAATAATCTTCGCATGAGGAATCTGGGATTTCACCGAGTTAATGACCACCTCCATGTTTTCAAACAGAGAAGCGCCACTCGGGCAAATACCTATCTGGGTAGGCAGAAGGCCAACAACATACTCCTCGGACATGCACCGAAACTCAGGGGGCGCACTGAACATGTCGGGAATTTTGATGGGCAGTACGGATACTGCGCTAGTGTTTCGAAGGTCCGTACGCGATCGGTCCGGTTCAAGCTCCAGACGCAAGGCGACTCTGTCCCGCCTGAAGTAGTACATGCCTGTTTTAATCAAATCAAAAAGCGATCTGGAGGAGGAAACAATTGCATCCCAATAGGATGTCCAGCCGGAACAGTAGTAAACATCCGCGAGGGGCATCCCTACATTGCCGTGTGCAATAAAAATGGAAAAATTTGATTCATCAATTAACTTCCCGATAGAAGCATCGTTCGAGATAATTACTTGTGATTTCAGTTTTCCAATATCATCCAGCCCCACCTCTTCAACTGGACAGCCTAGAAACTGTTCCGCTTCAAACTTGCTGACACCGACAATATTTGTCTGAAGCACAATACAGTTGTAGTGATTGCGAAGAGCATTTAGCGCTGGCAGCAAGTACTCAAGATAGGTTTTTCCGCCATTATTGACGTTACTGATCAAATAAACGCTTTGCATATAAAACGCGCACCTTCAAAGCTGTCCCAGGCAAGCCAGGCTTAGGCCAAGTAAACGCGCAAAAAAGGGAAAAGCATTTGATCCTGCCTAAGTGCATATCCCTTTCGCACGTGTACATCCTTGTTGTTAAGCGAATCAGACTAAAGTCGTATTAATTTTCATTGAAAATCAATGATAAGGCTTTGATCCTGGTCACATAAACGGCGCCAATATATCATACGCTGGCAAATTGACACCCCACCAGGCGAGCATTTTTTACCCTTGTCGCGGCCAACGTGCCGCCTCGAAATCCAGACACCCAGAAACCACAAAACCCCTGACTTCTTTCGAAATCAGGGGTTCTGGTTACATCGAATTTGGCGGTGAAGGAGAGATTCGAAACTACCCGTTCGCGATTTTCGGAACCACGCCCCACGGTTTATAAGGGCTGCAGCCAGGTGGTGCGCGCAGGATCTGTCCCATGGCAGTCCCATGGCTAAATGCACTAGGTTGCAGAAAACGGTCACAACAGGCGTTTTGAGCGATTTATGTTGAGGCATGGGAAAAAGGTAATTTTGGTAATGAGCTGTGAAAAACCGAGTAAATCCTAATAAATTCAGGTGGTTGATATGGTTTTATAGAGGTAATAATAAGGTAAGTAGATGGTTAGATAATTACTTTCAGTGCGAGTAATGGCAGTGAGCTGCCAAACCCAATAAAATGGGGACTTGAACAAAATATTACCCCTCCCCTTACCTGAAATTACCCTCTGAGGTAATAGGCGAAAGCCACGAGCTATAAGGGCTCAAGCCCGTTTTGATCCCTCGCTTACTAAAATTACCCTTTTCCCGCCCCACGTCTGAAAAATGGCTGTGTGCCATCCGTTTTTGTGTTTTTTTCGCGTTTTCTAAATCGGCACTAATAGCCACGCAATTTGTGGTGAAGCTGTGCAATGCCGTAGAACACCGGAAATCCGCATGGGCTGGGCCTCACAGCTGTTTTTCTATTGGGTTGGACAGTGACTAATTCGCACCTGGTGCGAACGGTTCCAAAAACGAAAACTCCGTCTGCAGCTGGTTTTCGCAGACGTAGCCCCTGTAAACCGGGCGTCTCACTCCCCTGACCAATTTGCCGCCGTCCCATAACGCAGTGTAAGGCCGCTGCACTTCTTCGCAAAACCTTGCACTCCGTGCAATTGCGAAACAGCCCACAGCCCCCGCAGCGGGCCTGGGCGGAGCCACCGTTTGCACCCTACCCCGCTTTGCACAAAAAAGGGACGTAAAGCCCGTCGGCGGGAGGGGGATAAGTGCTTTTTCGGTCAGATTTTTCTTCGCGGCGGATTTTTCCTGATATGCCCTGATGCGCCAGGGATACGTGCCAGAAACCGGTGTGCGGGTCACCCCGCCACTTTCTTGCGGGCAAAAAAAAACGCCTTAGTAGAGCGGTTTTTTTCGCAAGCTCAGTTAGTGGCTGGCTTGCTGTCCTCACGGGAAGCTTTCAACGTTCGCAGAGTTTACGCCCGACAGGGGGCGGACACAAACCACTGCGGACGGACGTGAGCGGGTGCGTGATCCTAACGAGATAGGATACCACCCGACTCCAGTTGGACGGCCCCATAACTCCTAAGACGATGCGAGATGTGGGTGTGTCAGAGAAGCTGCCAAGCTAACTATTAGCAGGCTAATTACTGGCGTGCACTAATTCCGTAGCCATTCCAAAAAAAACGAACTACATTTCACGTAATCCTGTAGGGATCCTCATATTTTTTATATGAGCATCAGGGTTAATAATGGTCTTGACCATTTTGAAATATTTATAACTGGGGATAAATTAATGAAAATAAGTCGGCTAGCACTTTATAGTGCGTTATGTTGTTTCGGGTTGAATGCTTATGCTAACGAAGCTTCTATAATAATCCCGAAATATGGCGGACAATCCGGCGCTAGTTCTCTAAGCGGTGAAACTAAGCAGGAACGATCGGAAAGAAGACACAAAGCAAGAGAACAGAAAGCTGCGGAGCATGAAAAAAAGGTTGCATATTACAGATCCAACTACGACCCATGTGTATATTCAGATGAAATGCGCAAGTTATCAATGGACGCACTGTTCGATGATGTGGATATCACTGACATCAAGTGTTCCAAGGAACAAGAAGATGCGCTAATGGAGAAAAGGGTTGCAGCAGAGAGGAAAAGAATTAGTGATGAGAAGAAAAAAATTAGTGATGAGAAGCGCAAAATTGTAGCGGAAAAAAACAAAGCTAGTGCTGAAAAAAACAAGGTTGTGGCAGAGAAGAGCAAGACTGAACCTGAAAAGCAAAAAACTCAAAACAAACAGGTTTATTCGTATGTTAAAACCTCAAGCTTTAAGAGCCCTGTTGGTGCTAACACCCAAGAGGAAGCGCTAAGAGCCTTGAACAAAGACATTGATAAAGCAGAGCAAGACGCCTCAAAACCTTTTCTAAATCATATAAGCGGTAAAATCACAGATAGGCCTGCACCTACCTGTAAAATAGGTGATCATCAAAAAAAGTGGTGGTGTGAAAGCACTGTAACTTTTTCCGGACAAACGTATTCAGATCCAGCAAAAGAAAAGCAAGCCACACGTACAACTAAAGTGCAAGAGCGATAAAGTCAGCCAAGCATTGACTACTGACGGCAGGCCAACTCATGGCCTGCCACATAATTATGACCACGCCAATCATCGAATACTCACACACTGGAGAAATCCTTAACACTTGAGGGGGCAAGCTATTTCTCACTGAGTTAAAAAGTCAAAGTGTGATTAACTTAAGTGATACGCCTAACTCCGTAGCTTTGGCTGCTTTAGCCGCAAATGCCACCGCATCGGCTGGGTTCGGTGTTGGTCCAGGTGCATGCGTGTGTGCCGCCAGTTGTGTGTTCATCTGCTGCAACAATTCGAGCGTTTCGCATACCACCTGAAACAGGTTCACCGTTCCGGACCCGATCCAGTTCTTCGGCGCCTGCATCTGCTGACTGACCCCGGCAACGCTTTTGCGCAGGCCCTGAATCTTCTCCTGCATATCGCCACCCACCGTGGCGTTGTGCTTCTGCCCGACCACCAGGTTCAGGTCACGACCGGTGGCCTGGTGCAGATCGTCCACCGCCGCCAGACTCGCGGATCCGCCCGACAGCAACTTTAGCGCGCCCAGCGCCTCGAGCGTCTTGATGCCCCCCACCGACTCGGTCGAATGGTCGGCCACCGTCCTGGTGTGGTTCTGGAAAGTCTCGGTGTTGTCCAGGGCTTCGACTTCGCGCTCGATCGCCTTGTCCTGGATCTTGCCGTCAGTCTGGCGCAGCCAGTTGCCGTCGGCGTCAACGCGCTGCTGGCAGGCCTCGCTGTGCTGCCACACCTGGTCGCCTTTCGGTACCCGGGGCAGGCTCAGGCCGTGGGGCAGGATCTGGGTGATAAAGGGCTTGCTGGGCAGACCATAGGCGAAGCTGACCACCACGGTGGTGCCCTCCTCCGGAAAGCCAAACATGCCCGCTTCCTGCCCCCCCATCGGCGCCGGCAACGGCAGACCAGAGAGAATCGGCAGGTCTGGATCCGGCTCGCCATCCGGCAACAGGACTTCAACGTCGACACCGAAGCGCGGCCGGAAGTCATCGCACAGCCCGGGCGCCGCCGGCGCATCCGGCACAGCGACCACGCGACCAAAGCGTGGCAGGTGGTAGCCGCCGCTCAATTCGGGGAATTGGCGCGCTACGCTGCGCCGGATTGCGTCATCCATTTGATCGCCATTTGATTGCCGGCAAGGGTCACACTGGTGATCCGCTCGCCCTGGTTAATGGTTGCACCTGGTCGAAGCCCTGGAAGGGGCGCGATCATGGCGCTCTGATTGCCCTGGTAGCCATCGAACAGTTCGACGGGCAGTTGCAGCGCAGCGCGGGCACCGAAAAAACTGTCGGCCCAACTGCCTACGAACACCTCGCCGTCGCCCTGCTGCTGCCAGATAAAGTCGGGGATGCTGAACACGCTGGACAGGCTGTCCATGGCCAAGTAGCCGGCTGCCAGGCTGTAGAAGAACGGCGCCTTGACCTTGGCATAGGCCTTGTCCGGAACCCGGAACCTCAGCCCGGTCTTGTCGCTGATCTCGGCCAACACGGCCTGCAGGTCAACGTGACGCAAGTTAAGCGGCAAGGGGTTGGCCAGGATCGAGGCCAGTTCACGACAGGCCACCAGTTGCTGAGTGCTGTTGGCAGCCGTCGAGCGTTCGACATAGCCCAGGAAGTGGCGCTGCAACATGCGCTCGTTGTAGCCGATATCCAGCGTCACCAGCCCTTTCAGCGTCTGCCCCGCCTGAACCGTGAACGTCGCCCGGCCGGGACTTTTGATGTCCAGGCGGACTTCGTCCTTGATCAACGGATAGACCTGGCCGGCGATCGTCAAAACCTTGTGCAGCTTCATGTTGTCGGCGCCAGGTAGTTGTCTACATTTTTGAGGATCTTTTCAAAGCTGCTCAACTCCTGGCCGCTGCCGGACTCGCCGGCGGCACCCGATCCACCGACCGCCTGGCCCGGGGCGGACTGCGAGCTGACGCCATTGGAAGCGCGCCGCGCCTCGACCTTCTCCGGGTTTGAGGCTTTTTCCGACAGGGTGAACTGGACCAGCCACGCGGCCAGCGTATCGTCCTCCCGGGCGCTGACGCCGTCCGAAAACTGCACCTCGCGGATGCCGAACGCCGCAGCGGTATCGTTGACGATTCGGTACATTTTCAGCTGACCACCGCCGGCCGTGGCTTCCGCCAGACGCATGATCGTGCGCAACTGCACCAGGTCGACAAAAGGGATCATCAGCGACACCGCCAGGGTTTTGGGCTTGAAGCCCTTGTGCGCGGTCTGGGTGTTGCTGGTCTGCCCGGACATGTCGTCGCTCTCGATCCGCAGGTTGGCGGTGATCTTCATCTTCTTGCCTAGGACCTGTTCGCCGTCGAGTAATAGAGTCATAGGCCGACCAACTCCCGCACAAAGCTCAAGCCCTCAAGCGATCCCACCAGCAGTACGCCGGCAGACAGCACCCATTCGTGCCCCGGGGCGTCGCCCTCGAGCAGCGATCGGCGCAGTTCGTTGACGTCACCAGGACCAATCAGCCGCGCGCGCATGCTGCCGTCAGCCGCTCCGCCGGCGAGTAACGCCTTGAGGTCATTCAGTTGTTGATCGCGGCCCTGCTGCTGCGCAGCCTTGCGCGTGGCCAATGCGGCGAGATCGCCCATTGGCGAGCTGTCGGCCGCGTAGCTCTCCAGCATCGCCAGTTGACCGGACATCGATTGCTTGGCGGCCTTGACCACGGTGCAGCGCTCGAGCGGCAGTGATTGCCAGCGCGGCAATGGGCCAGAACTGGGGATCACCCACTTTTCCGTTTCCAGCGTCGACAGGTGTTGCGCTCGGCGCTCGGCCCGCACCAGGTCAGGAATCGGCAGCAGCGCATTGAAGCGCGACAGCGTGTCGGCCCACTGGGCGAAGTTCGTGCCCAGGAACAGCAGCGAAAGCGCATATTGCGGACCCGTCGGGCGACCGGTGTCGGTGCCGTCGATGAGTTTGCTCGCCAGCTGCTGCAGCAAGTTCGGTGCCGACAGAAAACGTTGGTTGCCTCGACCTTGGCCCATACCGCTTTGAAACGGCGTCACCGCCAGACAGGCCGGCGCTTCGCCCATCTGTTGGGACATCGCGGCACGGCCGGCGGCAATCGCACTTTTTGCCGCATCACCGACCGGCCCCGGGTTGGTGCTGGTCATGCCGTCGAGGCTCGCCAGGCGCAAAGCGGTACTGGCCAGCTCGCCGCCTGCCAGCTCCTTGGCCGCGCCCAACCCATCCATCCATTGCGTGGCCTGCTCAGGCCAGCGCATGGTCACCGGTGCCCAGCCCGTCACGTCAGCGACTCCCATCTGATCGCTTCCAGGGCGTCCACGTCGTTGGCCGCCAGTCCCTGGTCGAGTTGCTGCTTGAGCGCATTGGCGCGCTGCAGCAGCTGCAGCTTGAACAAGGTGAAGTCGTCACCAACGCGACGCAGTTGGGTGAAGGTGTGCGGCTTGAACTCCTTCACACCCTGTTCGTCACGGCACGCATATGGGCTGTCCAGACCGGCCAAAATCACACCGGTCAGGTTCAGTTGGTCGTCCAACTCGCTGCTGTATTGATGAGGTTTACCAAGTGACGACGACCAGAAACCGCCAGTGATAGCGACCATGCAAGCGTTGTTGATCTCGATCACCTTTGTCGCGTGCACGGATCTTTGATCTTTAGTCCAACCACCGTCTTGCCAGTGATGCGTTGGCGAAGGTTTCGGAGTCGCTGTGTACCCGTCAGGCAATGGCCCGAGGTCGGAATGATGTTCGGCTTCGCCGGTATCAGTGCGATACACAGGCCCGCGATGATCCTCCACCTGATGAGCCTCGCCGTCGACCAGTACCCACACATGGTCGGGTTCTGGAGCGGGCAGCGCTGTTTCGAATCGAACAACGTTGCTGGGCAAATACGAGCCCATACCTGGAACACCACGAAGCACCACAGGGCCAAACAGGACACCGACGTCGTCGAATTGATAAATAGTCATAGATGCCTCAAATCATTTTGATTCGGCCGGGGTAGGCCAGGTTGCGCGGGTACGCTTCGCTGCCGCCTTCTAAGCTGACAGCGCCATTGACTAAGGGAGTGCCGATGACAACGTTGCCGAAAGCGACCAGGGCATTGGACCCGGAGCTCAGATTCAAGCCGAGCCCCTGTCGTGCAGCGTGTTGGTGTTCCTTGTTCTGGCTCAGTTTTGAGCTGCCCGCGACTCGAGCTACATCGATGCCTCGGTTTTCATCCCAAATACGCAGGAACTCACCGCGCCCTTCTGGTCCTCGAAACGTCAGCACGCCATCACCGGCTGTCCAGCATCCTTCCTTGCCTGCGCGTGTCGCTTCGGTCGCGAGCATTCCCGATTGCTGGGCGTGATCCCATAGCCATGGCCATTCCGCCCGAAGGATCAACGGACCGTCCAAGGCACCGTAGCCACCCGGGTTGAACAACGTGGTGGTCTCGAACACTGGACGCCCCAAGGGCGTCGCATCGAGTCGTCCAATCGGCCACCAACTGCCCGCGCCGTCACTGCGGAAATGCCACCAGTCACCCGCCCCCATCAGCACCACGAATCCATAGCCGCCAGCCTTGAGGTGCGTATGAAACTTGATTTTGTCGCTGCCGTTGGCCTGGACGACCAAGCGGTTGGTGGTGTTGTCAGCCCGACGAATAATGAAATCGACCACCCCCAGCGCTGCATCTGATTTTGGCAACGTGAACGCTCGGTTCGCCAGGCTGGCATCGACGACAACTAGGCCTCGTTCCGCCGCTGTGAGTACCTTGTCTTCAGCAAAACTGGAGACATGCATCTGAATGGATTTCCACAGGCTGGCCACGGCTTTGGACGAAGCCAGCGATTCGCTGTCTTCGAGGGTAAAACTGTCGCTCTTGGCGTTGGGCAAATTGCCCAGATCCACGTCGTCTTTGGTAGTCGCCCTTGCACGCAGATTCGGATAGTCACCGGTGCGAGCGGCAAAGTGGCCCACTAGCGGTCCATCAATGGGCTCGACCGGACGCCGGTCGATGATGGTGTTGGCATTGGTCAGATCGGCGATGGCCACGCAATAGTGCTTCACGCCGGCGCTGTCGGTGTAGTCCGGGCGAGCGGCAGCGAACACCACTTGCCAGCTGGCCACCACATCGCTCAATTCGCGCTGCAGTGCGACATCGAGCCAGGCTGTCGTCGGAAACGCCGGCGGCACGATCGGCAACACCACCGAACGCTCCAGCCGAATACCCTCCACGTAAGCGGTGCCAGTTTTAACCTGGTAAACACCACCGACCTTTTCCACCTGCAGCGAGCTGCCGAAGAAACAGGCCCGCCCGAACACGTCGCGGTTGCTCAGGCGTTCACGCTCATCGATGCCGGCCAGGCGTACGGTGAAGTCATGCTGCCAAGTGCTGGCATCGATCGTGATACCGGTCAGCGCCTGGGCGCCGTCGAAGGCCACCAGAAAGTTGCGTGTGAGGTTGTTGCCGATCTGCAGCGGCGGAATGTTGCGGCGTTTGATCTGCAGCGGCACGTAGGCCACGGCAAACAAGGTGCCTTCGGCGGACTCGAGGCCGATCCAGTTGAAATCCCAATCGCCGACGTCGGAGCCGATCTGCGAGCTGTACACCACCTGATTGGGGTTCACGTAGCCGGCATTACCGTCGGGGATGTCGTAGACGTGGACGATCTGCCCTGCGGCTGGCTTCGGCGCTGCGCGGTCAACCGGGCCATTCGGATCAAGGCCGGGCACGCTGGCGAAAATGAAACGCACCACATCAAGGCCCTGCTGGGCGGCGTGTTTCTGCGCGATCAGGTTTTCACCCGCAAGGGTAATGCTGGCTCCCATGGGGGGCTCCTACAGGCTGGCAACCAGCGTTTGCTGGTCGTCGTTGAAGTCGACCAGGGCCACCCGAAGATTCACGGGGGTCAGGGTCACAAAGTCATAGCGGCGGCACGTGCGGCCGTATTGCTGAATCAACACACGCAGCAGCTCGGGGTTTTTCGACAGCTGCGAATCGGAGAAACGCAGCAGCACCACGTCCCAATCCCGGTCGGGCATGCGCTCCTCGATCTCGACGTAACCGACGCCGAGTCGCTGCAGAATGCGTTTCATGCCGGCGGTGCTGCCGGCGTCTACCGAATTGATGAAGGCGTGTTTTACGCGCAGGCGGTAAAGCGCTTCGGGTTCGCCCTTGAAGCGGGTGATGTCGCGTTGCCAGGCAAGCAGGTCGAGCATGGTCAGGTGACAGGTGTCGGCGTCCATCTGCAGCAAAGGCCAGCGCAGCCAACCCTCAACCTTTTCCCACCAGCTCTGGGCGGCGTCCTTGAGTTTGGTCAGCTCGGTGCCGGCCAGCCAGAATTTGAGATCGAGCTTAATCATGGAGCAGCACCTGCAGACTCTGGATCCGGGGGATGTTCAGCTCGGACACGATGTCGGCATTGGCGAAATGCAGCGACTCGATGCCGGCGAATTGCTGGTGCAGCTCCTCACCCAGCCGGCTGAACGAAAACCGCGATTGGGGAAAGGTCAGGGTCGGCTGGTAGTCGCGCACGGTGCTCTCGCGAAACGCGGCGCGGATAAACTGGGCGGCGTCTTCTTCCAGGGCCTGGCGCTGTTCGGCGGTCAGGGTCGTACGGGGCCAGATCTCGATGCTCAGCGCATGCAGAGTTTCTGGCATCACCATCACCAGCAAATCATCGCCGTGGCCATGGTTGCCCAGGTCACGGATGTGCGCGTTGATTTGCGCCAGGTACGTCGCCGCCGGCACGCCCGCATCGAACAGCACAAAGGCGTTGGCGCTGCCCGGTCCACGTGGTGCGCCGTGCTCGAAATACACGCCATCCGGACGCACGCCCGGGAAGGCGGAAATCATCGCCCGATACACGGCGTCGGTGTGCCATTGGTTGACCGCCGAGAACTGATTACGCACGCGCAGGCGCAGCTCGTCGTTGGGTTCCTTGTCCGCCCCGGGCGTGGTCAACCAGCCATCGGCGTTGGCCACCTGGGCAATGCCGGGGATCGGTACCGGCAACACGGCGTAGTAACCCGGCGCCAGGTTAAACCCGCTACCGACGTCGACCGCTTCGACCGGGATCTGCAGTTGCATCGCGCCGTCGGTGAAGGTGCCGGCCGCCGTCGTCACCAGCTGGTAAACGTGGCCATTGATCGCGGCCGACTGCACCACCGTGCCCTTGGCGACCTCGAGGGCACCGCCGGCGGCCACGCGGGTGAACAGCAAGAACCCCTTGGCCTTGGTCGCGCCCTTGCGCTCGACGTTCACGCCCCAGGCCAGCATATCCAGCCAGGCGTCCACGGCGGTTTTGACGAAGAAGTTCGGCAGCACCGTGGCCACAAAGAACTCCAGAATCCACAGCACCGGTTTTGTGACCAGGGCGGTGACCACCCGCCAGAACGGTGAATAAGCACTGGTGTTGCTCAGCTTGCTGCCCTGTGCGGCGACTTCGGTTTCCCACGCCTGGCGCAAGCCTGCCTCGGTGGTCGGAATGCCGGCGTCCGAAAGGGCCTGTTTGAAATCTACGTCGCTCACAGCGCTACCTCGATCGTGCCGAATTTCAGGGTGGTGGCCGTCACCAGGAACTGACCTGGTTCCAGTTGGGTGATCAACGCCGTGCCCGGTACCAGGCGTTCGTCCGCCTCCACGAGCAGCTCCATTTGTTGGATGCAGTCGCGTTGCCTGAGCCGATCGCGCTCGGCAACCAGAGTCACCAGCAGGCCGCTGTCGCGGATCATGTGAGCGATGTCCTGGGCGATGCTGGCCCGGTCATCAATGAGCAGCGGCTGACGGGACAGATCCAGCACCAGGTCGTTGTCCTGGATCAGCAAGTCGATGTATTCGCTCATCCGGGTACCGCCATGTTCACCATGTTTTCCATCTCTAGCTGAGTCATAGGCTTGCTGTTGTGGATCTCGACTTTCTCCACGTGCATGCCTCTGTTCTGGCTGCTGTTATTGTTCTGGATGCTGGTCAGCAGTCCGCCCTGGGGCACGGCGTTAGGCCGCGCCGGCGACAGGCTTGGAATGGCGCCATTGATGGCCTGCTGGGCTTTCTGCGCCGCAGCGGAGCCGTCTACGGTGTTAACGCCAATGTCGGTACCGGGCACTTCGGGCATGGCGCCGAATTTCGTCTCGATGTCGACGCCCGGGATCTTGTTCAGCATTTCGATCAGGCTGTTGATCGCGGTGTGGAAGATCGCAACGATGCCGTCCCAGGCAGCCTTGGCCATGCCGCTCCAGCCGCCCATGGACGTGAACCAATCCGACAGCGCGGTCAGTTGCTCGCTGATCCACTTGAAGGCTTCGGTGTCCATCAGCGCGGACGTCCAGTCGTCCCAGTAGTAGATGGCGACGGCGACCAACGCGACCAGGGCGGCGATGCCCATCACGATGACGCCGATCGGGTTGGCGGTCAGGGCAACGTTGACCAGCCAAATCGCGCCCTGCCATAGCAGCATGGCGGTGCGAATGATCCCCAGCGTCGTGTACAGCAGCGTGAGGCCAGCCACATACAACGCGATGACTGCCACCTGCAGCAGAAAGCCGGCGACGGCGCGCAGGTTGAGCAGCTGCACCACTTTCCAGACGGTCACGATGGCCAGCCACGCCATGCGGCCGGCGCCGACGGCAAAGGTCAGCAGCGACATGGCGGCAATCAGCGCAAAAATCGTCAGTGTGACAATGCCGATCACCCGGGTGATGTTGGGGAACATCTGCGTCCAGCGGGTCATGGTGCCGGCGATGCCGGACAGCTTGGCCATCAGCGGGGTCAGGATCGGGATCAGTGCCTGACCGAAGGCAATGCGCAGCGCCTCGACGGCCGCCGCGAACTGCTGCCACGGATCGACCATGGCCTTGGCCATGTTCTCGGCGTCCTCGAGGCCGCGCACCTTGCCCAGTTTGTCCATGCCATTGCGCAAGCGGTCGGTGTCCTTGGCCAGGGAAGTGATGACCTGAGCCCCTTCCCCGCCGAACGCCTCCATCAACTTGGTGGCAGCCGACGCGCTGGTCAGATCGCCCAATTTGCCCTGCAGCTTTTCCATGATCTGCAGCATCGGCAGAGCCTTGCCGTTGGAGTCGGTGAACTTCACGCCCATCTTTTCGGAAGCGGCGCCGAGGTTTTCGAAGAACGCCTTGTAGCGACCGCCGGCGTCGCCACCTTCCATGGTGCTGCTCAGCGAGCCGATCACCGCGAACTGTTCGGCGATATCCACGCCAGCAGCGGTGGCGATCGAGCCCACTTCCTTGAAAGCGTCCTTGAGCTGGGCGCCGTCGGTGCGGAACAGCTGCACCGCCAGAGCGGTCTGGCCACCGAGTTTTTCAACCCATTCGCCCTTGCCCATGGCGTCCGCCTGCCCCTTGAACAAGTTGTACATGGTGCCGACGTACTGCCCCATGGTGTCGGCGTCGGATTTGGTGGCCTTGGCCAACAGGTTGCTGGTGTTGGTGAAGGTGGACAACTGACTGCCGGTCAGGCCCTTGATGGCTCCCTCGATCGTGTACGCCGATGCGACAAAATCCCGGGCGTTCTCGCCATAGGCCACCGAAAATTCTAGGGATTTTTGATTGAGCGCCTGCAGGGCGTCTTCGGCCACACCCAAGGATTTGACCTCGCCCAGGGCGCGGTTCATTTCCAAGGCCGGCTGCAGCGATTCATTGATGGCGACAAAACCGCCGGTGACGCCCGCCAAGCCCATGCCCATCGTTTTGATGTTCTTTTCGCTTTGCTCGGTCAGCTCGGAAAAGCCCATTTTCACCTTGCCCAGCGGTGCAGTGACCTTGTCGGTCAGGGCCAGGATGAAATCCAGGCGGGCGCTACGGTCGGCCATGTGGTTCCTATCCGTTCAACGCATGGGCAATGCCGTTTGCCACAGCGAACTCCATGCGCTTCCAGTATTCGTCTTCCAGCCACTTGGCCGTGCCCATGTTTTCAATGCTGGGCTCGGCGTCAGGCAGCCATCGGTTGGTCAGGGCCAGCAACTGGCCCAGGCCGTCCTCGCTTAGGCGGTCAGCGTGCTCAAGGGCTTTTTTACGATGATCTCGACGTCAGGGGCGTACTCCTCGAGCAGCGCGCCGGCGATCTGCATAGTCATCACCGGGTTGACCATCAGATCACGCAGTTCGGCCTTCTGTGCCGGCAGCACGGTGCTGCTCAGCAGGTTGAAGGACGGCGCAACCTTGTTGTTGGCGGTCATGGCGTTGAAGTACTTGGTCACGTCCTGGGGCGACAGGGTGAAAGCAAACTCTTTGGCGCCGACTTCCAGGGTGATTTCGCGGGATTGGGTCATGGTCTGGTTCTCTGATTTAGGTTGTTGAAATAGGTGTCGAGGCACTGCTCGAGGCGCTTCTCAAATCGCGCCTCCAGCTTCTCCAGGGCTTTGTCGAACGACTCCATTCGCCCGTTGTGCGTGGCTATCTCGATGCGCAGCTCCAGGTGCTCACGGCGGGCAGCACTGACCTGCTTGAAAAGGAACACCTGGAAGCCCACCACGCCGGTCAACACCAGCTCGGTCAGCATCAGCAGCACGCTGATAGCCATCGCGGAAAGTTCCATGTCATGCGCTCCAGTTGCCACGGCCGCCGATCCGGACGGCGGTGTACATCAGCCAGGCCAGAGGCTTGGGCATACCCTCCTCGAGCAGGGCGTCGTAAAACACCTGGTCGGCCTCGGCCTTGGTGAATCGGTCGGTGGCGTCGGTGTAAATGAAGTCATGCACCACCGATGGCCGGCGGGCGCATTCATCGTCACGCGGGATCAACCACCAGACCGGACGGGGTACGCTGGCCAGGTCAGTGCGGTAGCACTGCGGCACCGTCACCCATTGGTTGCGGGTGGTCAGGTACATCAGCGGCTGAACCAGCTGCCACTGCTTGGTACCCATTACAGCCTTCACGACCAGGGAGCTTTTAAAGGGCATCGGCGGCGCACTCCACGCGGATTTTGTTGGGGGCCGCGCTGACGTCGATCACCTCGCGAAGCGCCAGACGTAGTTGTTCCGGAGCCATGCAGTAGGCACCGGCGATCATCGCGACTTCCTCGCCGTACGACCGATCAAACGCGATCGCGAAGTTGTCGAGTTGGCTGCCGAAAAGGGCCGCACCCAAGGCAATGAGGGCATGCGTGTAATGCAGGCGCATTCAGTAGCTCCAGATCGCAGGGCTGGGGAATCGGCCACCGGCCGGCGCCATGCCCAGGTGAAGGAAACGAGCGTTGCCGCGCTGGCTGATGCCGAAACGGGTGAATTTGAGGTTCATCGCTAGGCGCAGGATCTGCACGGCGTCTTCACCACGGCAGCGCACGTCGACGGCCAACCCGGTGCAGTGTTCACCTGGTGCAGGCTTGTTCACTTCCACCGGGTGCTTCGGGCAGCGGTAGGCACTGCTCAGCGCCATCGGCCGGCCGAACTGCTGACGCAGGGTCACCAGCTCGGTCATGAAGGCCGAATCCATCTCGGCGCCGGTGCTGTTGCATTTGCCGCACTTGCAGCGCAGTTCAGCCGCGGCGAAGTACGGCCAGGTGATAAGGCTCATCGGCGTTGTCCTTGCTCGGAAAGAGACTCGCAGGGCGTGCAGCGGACTTTTCCGCCCAGGGCACGGCGCTTCTCGGGAATCGGGTTTTCACAGTCCAGGCAGTGGGTCCGGCTGGGCCCGATCGGCCGCACCTGGGCGAGCTGGGCCGCGATCGCCTGGTCACGCTGGCGTTGCTCCAGCGCCTGGGCACGGTCGAACGGGCACACCATCAGCGCAGGCCCTCGGTCTCGTCCGAAGCCAGGTACGGCACGCCGTTGACGCGGATGAAGTCGGGGCTGGTGACATCGAACGGCACCTTGTGTTTGGACTTCTCGCCGCCTTTGGGGTCGACACTGAGCAGGCTGGACACCCTCAACTTGCAACCGAAGGCCTCGATGCGCAGTTCTTCCTCGCCTGCTTTGGCAAAGAACACCACGTCGAATGGCTCCAACTGGCGGAAGCTGCCGGCCTTGCCTGCGGCCTCGATCAGCAAGTTGAAGTTGCTGGTGTCGAACTCAAACTCACCGTTGGCTGCCACGTCGCCATCGACATGGCCGTTCGGTACGCCACGGGACTGCGCGACGGCGGTGTTGTCAGTGATATCCAGGGTGCAGCTTTCGATATGGATCTGGAGATCGCCCAGGTTGATATCGAAGTTTTTACCGCCAATACGGGACATAGGGGGTTACTCCGAATCGTCGTTGGAAAGATCCAGGGCGATGTTCGCCGTGAGGTCTTTCGGGCAGTTGAGAGGCTTGACCTTGATGTACACCTCGACCTTGGTTTTGGTGTGCCACACGATCACGATGTCGCCGTCTTTCGGCGACTCGATCTCTCCCGGGAACACCTGGCCGGCGAACTTCGCGGACTTGGCCATGACACGCAGCGGTTTCTTGAAGGCGCTGGCAGCGGCCGCCATGCTGTTGGGCGTGTTATTCAGGCGTCGGTCGCCTACGCGCTGAATCAGCAGCGGGCGCACTTGGCGGGCGGCCTTGTCGGATAAACGCAGGTACTCGACCACCTGGAAGTCGCTCGCCGGCGCATCGAGCATGTTGCCGTCGCCCCAAAAAACGCCCGGGTAGTCCGGATAGGTTTGCGAGACAGAGAAGCGAGCCTTATCGAGCTCCGATCGGATCGCCGAAGGCAACGGCACGCCTTCTTCGTCCTTCGGCACGGGGCCCAACCCCAGCACTGCACCGCTGGCCACACGCATCGGTGTGTCGGCAATGCTGACGGCCGCATTGGCCAAGCGCCCTGCCAGAACGCCCAGGTCATTGCCGTGCAACTGCGGCACAACCAGAACACGCGGCGCAGCCAGGTCCTTGGTGATTGCCTTTTGCTCGGTGAGGTACTCCGACCAGAGCAGCTCGGCCGCAATGCCGGCGGTGCTGGCCATGACGAATAGGCGGCGCCCGTAGGTGTTGTTGATAGCAATCGCGGCGTCGTGCATCGCGGAGAGTTCCGCTGCAGCGGTCACCGGTTTGGTGATCACCGCTGCCTCGACAGAAAATCCCTGTTGCTGGGCCATTTCGAGAGCATCGGCCCACTCACCGTCTGCATTGATCGGAGCCGCCAGGCACGCCCAACGATCGCCGCCATTAGCCATGGCTGCGGTGACCTGGGTTTTTAGATCACTGGGCTGGACACCCAGCATCACGTCCAGGTCGCTGTCGGTGTTCAATGGAATCAGGCTGCCGACGCTTTTCGCGCCGGGGCCGATGAAAAGGAAATAGCGCTCGATCTCGGTCACGGCACCCTGGCCGAGGTTGAGATTGTTTACGCTGACTTTGCCAAGTGCCATGCAGTGCCTCGTTAGCGGGGAGAGTTGAGGATTTGTTGCAGCACCTGGTTAACCAGCAGGCTGGTATCCCGGTCGGTGCTGACGCCCAGGAACTGGCGCTTCGGCAGGGTGATTTCCCAGCTTTGCGCACCGGTGCCTTCGGCTTTTTCGTCGGATAGGATGCGAATCAGCAGCCCGGCCTTGGCGTAGTTCACGTGCTCTTGAATCCACGCTACGGACGGCCGTGTGAGACTCTTTTTGCCCGCTTGGCGAACCTTGAAGCCCAGCCGCCGCAAGCGCTTGGCTTGCTTTTCAGTCGATGCCAGGCCTTCCGGCACCCGGTTCCAACGGCGCATCTGCGCGGCGGTTCGGCGCTCTGAAGTCCCGTTGTGCTGCTGCGCGGCGACCCAACTGGTCAAGCCGTTACGCCAGCCCAACGTCGCGCTGTCAGGGGTCAAGGCAGTGACCTGGAGCAACTTGCCCAGACCGGCCTCCATCTTCTTTTTGCCCTTGCCGTCACCCTTGCGCGCCTCGAACGGCGAGCCGTCCAGGTTCTGCTGATCACGGATCCGCTTGCGGCCCATGGTCCGGATCCGCTTGCTGACGTTGTTGAGCAGACGCCGGCGCAGTTGCGGCGGAAGGTTCAGCAGGGCCAATTGCTCACGCACACCGAGGTAGCCCCGGGCGTCGAGCTCGAAGGTGCTACGCGCCACGGCTCAGCACCTCGCCCTGCTCGGCCGTCCACAGATCGAACGGCACCAGACCCCATGTCTTGCCATGGGCCACGATCGAGCCGTTGGGATCCTCGGCCATGTGTTGGGCTTCGACGAATTCGAGGGTCAGCTCGACGTCGGCCAGGTCGTTGTCCAGGGGTTCGATCACGAACCTCGGCGCGGGCAGGTCGTCGCGATCGTCGTCGTTGTCTTCCAGCCAACCACCAACCAGAGCCATCAACAGCGCCGGGTTAGCGCCAAAACGTTCCAGCACAATCACGGCGCTGTAACTCATGTCGCCCAGGTGCATGCCGTTGATGCCTGGTTTCCAGATCAGGTCCAGGTTGACCTGCTCGGGCCAGCTGTCGACCTGTTCAGCGAGGACCAGTCGGGTGTCGATCAGGTACTTGGTCAAGGCGCGAAGTTTGATCACAGGAGCGCCGCCGTAATGCGGCCACGGCCCTGCAGCGAGCGGACGGCCTGCTGGCTGAACTCAAGGAATGTTTCCTTGCGTTCCGGTGCTTCCTTGCCCAGGTTCTCGGCGCTTTCACGGCGGACGACCGAGGCAAACTCCGGAAGCAAGTTGGCTTTGGCGCGGCAATACACAGCGCGCTTGTACGTCTCCGCTTGAAAGGTGCGCTCCGGCAGAACGGTGGTGTCTGCAGACTCAACGCTCGACACTCCAGCGTCCTGCCAGTGCGCTTTTAACTTGGCCAGGTCGCGATTGACCTCGACCATTGCGGTGGTCAGGTTAGTGACCAGCATCTCAACCAGGTGCTCCGCCGGCAGGCGGTAAGCCTTCTGGAATTCAGCCAGCGAGAGGTTCGGCCAGAAGCCGTCGTTCTCGATCGCTTTTTCCACAAAGGTGGTGGGGTTCCCGGAAAAGCTCATTGCTGGCCACTCAAATAGAGCGGGGAGCCTGTTTTCAGTGGGACGGTCCATAAATGGGCGGCTCACTTCCACAGGTCCCCGCTGGGGGGGGGTAGTCGGTTATTCGGAGGCTGGGTTAGCAGCCGCTTGTTTTTCCAAGGCCCGGCGGACCTCTTTGATGCGTGTGTTGTTTCCGGCCTGGGCGTACAGCTCGGTCGAGCGTTCCAAGTGCTTCAGCGCGACGTCCCACTGCTTCGCCTCTATGGCGCGCAGGCCGATCAACTTGTGGTACTTGCTCGGGATCTGTTCCGTCAGGTCCCATTCGCCGTCCACGCGAGGCAGCAGGTCGGACAGGTACGGCTCCGGACTGCGGGTGGCGTTGTATTCGGCGTAAGCCCAGTCGATGACGGCATCCGCAACAAAGGTCTGGATGTCGCGGCGCTTGAAGCGCTCCGGCATCTGCTGACCCTGCTCGATCAGGAAATCCGCCAGTTCCAGGGCGTCATCGAACTGGGCGGTGTCGAACAGCCAGACCATCACCTGCACCACTACGCGGTTTGGGAAGTTCAGCCCCGATTCGCAGTAGCGCTGGACGTAGTCCTGGTACTTGGGCAGCAGCTCGTCACGCTTGAGCGCCTGTTTGCTGGCCAGGTTCTTGAGCCCGCTCAGGCGCTCCAGATCCACGTCCAACGCCGCTTCCTGCAGCAGCAGGTGCTTGCGGGCGTTTGCCGGGCTGCTCAGGGCGTCAGCCGGGGTGTACGCCATGGCTGCACTCGAAATGCCTGCAGCTGCAGCGACTACACCCATGGCCAGGATTCGGCGCTTGTGCGCCAGGGCCAGGCTCACGCAACCAGCTCCACGTTTTCGGTCAGAGCGATCTTCTCCAGCTGCTCGATGACGTAACCTTCGTTGCGACTGTTGTAGTCCTCGACGCGGGAGCGTTTCGGGTTGTCGACCGTCTGCTTACGCCAGCTGGAATCCTGGAAGTAGATCGACAGGTTGTCCCAGCTTGTGACCAGCACGGCGTTGACCGGGAAATTCGGTACGCTGAACGCCGGCAGACCACCGTAGGTCGAAATGACCTGGGCGTTCTCGATGCGCTCTTTCTCGGTCGGGGTGTCGCCCTGTTTGGTGTACAGCTTGGCCTTGTCAGCGGCCAACAGATCGGTGCCGATGATCGCGACCAGGTCGCCGTCTTCGCGCAGGATCTCGTCGACCATCTGCTTGGTGTCGTGCACCAGGGCATCAAGGTTGGCGTAGTCGCCACCGGCGCCCAGCTTCACCTTGCCAGCGGTCGCGCCCTCTTTGAGCACCTGCTGCGGGGCCTGCTCACGCAGCTGCTGCAGCCAGCCCTTGTTCACGTCCTGCAGCTTCGGATTCGCCGCCAGATCGGTCTGGGTTGCCGCGCTGGTGCCGTGGAAGCCGATCACAATCCGGTCCTGGGCGATGCGTTTCTGCACCGCGGCCGAATAGCGATCCTGGAAGTCAGGGAATTTCGCCCAGGCATCGATCTTGGCGTATGGCAGGCCCACATCGGACTGGGTATCAACCAGCTCGTAAGTGGTGTTTTCCAGCGCCGAAGCGTCCTTGGCGACACGGTCGGTGGTCTTGGTATTGGCACGGCCAGTGACCGGACCATTGACACCGATGAACACCTTTTCACCCTTGATTTCACTGACCGGGATGACGTTGATGCGCTCCAGGAAGTCAGCCTTGGCGGTGATCGCGTCGTTCAGTTCCTGAGCGATCGAAGGTTCCACGCTGAACATACGACTGGCACGCTCGACGCCGTAGGACTCAGCCATCGCCAGCTGCAGTGCGGAAAATTGCTTGGCGCCATTGGCGCTCAGTGGCTGGGCCATGTCAGAGCACCTTTTTCTTGGTGGCAGTTACCGGGCCCGGGTTGCGCGGCAACTGGCGACCGGTGGTGGTGTCCTGCAGTGCGGAGAACTGCTTCTGCAGCGCATCCAGCTTGGCAAGTACGGACTGATTGCCCTTGCCCTTGCGGCGGAATTCACGCTCTGCCTCGGCAGTGGCCACGATGTCGTCAACAGCAGTGCTGACATCGTCGATCAGCTCTTGATCGGGTTCGGGGGCATCTGCGGCGGCAGGCTCAATGACGGCTTGGAGGCCGGCAGCGACAACCAGCAGCTGCGCCACCAGGGCTGTCAGAGCCGTTGCTGTAGCTTCATCCATTGGGGGTTTGCTCTCTGTTTGGGGTGGAGTGGTTTCGGTGGGCAGCACTTCCGTGGCGAAACGTTTGAAAAAGCCGGTCAGGGCATTGATCAATCCGGTTTCGGCGGTGATTGGGCTGTCGTCCTGCAGGCGGCCGAGTTCGACCGAGGCGGCGTAATAGGAAGCGCGGTTGTTCTTGTGCGAGAAGTAGAGTTCCTGGGTGCCGACGCTGGCAGGCTGATCGGTAACGCCCATGCCGGTCAGGTAAGCCTTGCCCTTGCCTCGGAAGTCCGGGGTGATCTCGATGCTGGTGAACAGCTTCTGGCCCTGGTCATTCAGGTACAGCAAGCGGTCGTTGGGCTTCAATTGCGCTTCCAGCGCCACTTCACCCGGCTCCAGATCTTCGGCTTCTTCCACCAGACGCACGGCGTAAACCGTGCCGTGGGAGCCAGGCCAGCGTTCGTGATCGCACCAGATCACGGCCGTGTAAAAGGACGGCTTGTAGGTTTCAGCGATATCGCGCAGTTCCTGGGGAAGGATCACTCGACCATCAACGGTGGCGCCGCTAGTGGCGACACGTTTCCAGAACGAAACAAGGGAACGGGGCATGGGTTTAACTGCGCTCAATCGGTGATTTGAGCCGCCAAGATATGGAGCCGAACGCCCTCTAACAAACGGTTCAATTGCGCGTTTCTCCTAGATTCACGATCTAGGTGAAACGCGGAATTTAACCCCGCGTTTCCAGCGTTTTCGCCGCATAGACTGCGGCCCATGTACTACTCGACCGAAGTTAAAGAAGCCGCCAAACGTCTGTTTCTGCGCCGCTGTAAGGCCAAGGAAATTCAGGCGCAACTCAACCTGCCCAACATCCGGATCGTCTACTACTGGATCCGCCAGGGTGGCTGGGAAGACATGCTGTCGGATGAGGAACCGCTGACCGCCGTCGGCCGGCGCATCACCCTGCTCCTGGACAAGGTCGGCAGTTTGTCGAAGGACGATCTGAACGAGCTGGACCGGCTCACCGCCGTGCGCGAACGACTGCTCAAGCAAGCAGCCAAACCGGTGCCGGCGGCAGCAACGTTTGGTGATGACCAGGGCGAGCCCCAAGAGCCGCGTCAGCGATCGCGTGGCGAACGCTCTGACCGTGGCGAAGGTAGCGGCAAGAAGCGGGAGAAGAAGGCTAAGAACGACATCAGCGGTCTGACCGAAGTCGACTTCCTGGATAAGTTCATCAGCAAGATGTACCGCTACCAGCAGGAGCTGTTCGCGGCGAAGCAAAACCCGCTGACGTGCCGGATCCGGAACATCCTCAAAAGCCGCCAGGTGGGCCTGACCTACTACTTCGCCGGCGAAGCGTTCATGGACGCGGTGTTGAGCGGTGACAACCAGGTGTTCCTGTCGGCCAGCCGATCGCAGTCGGAGATCTTCCGCAGTTACATCATCCAGTTCGCCCAGCAGTGGTTCGGCATCGAGCTGACCGGCAACCCCATCACCCTGAGTAACGGCGCGGAACTGCGCTTCCTCAGCACCAACAGCAGCACCGCCCAGGGCTACCACGGGCACGTCTATGTCGACGAATATTTCTGGATCCGCGACTTCGAGAAACTGAGCACCGTGGCCAGCGCCATGGGCACCCACAAGAAGTGGCGTAAAACCTATTTTTCGACACCCAGCGCCGTATCACACCAGGCGTACCCGTTCTGGTCTGGCGATGAATTCCGCAACAGCAAACGCGGCAAAAAGGCCGGCGGCACCTGGCCGATCGAGGCGGCATACACTCAGGGCGCGCTGTGTCCAGATGGCCAATGGCGCAAGACCATCACCATCCAGGATGCGATCGATGGCGGCTGCGATCTATTCGACCTCGAGCAGCTGCAGCTGGAGTACGACGAAGACAAATTCCAGCAGCTGTTCTACTGCAAATTCATCGACAGCACGCAGAGCGCATTCAGCCTCAAGGACCTGGAGCGCTGCTATTCCGACCTGTCGCTGTGGGAGGACTACAAGCCCGACGACGATCGGCCATTTGGCAACAGCCCGGTCTGGCTTGGCTACGACCCGAGCCGCACCCGCGACGACGCCACCTGCGTGGTCATCGCGCCGCCGCTGGAACCCGGGGCGAAATTCCGCATCCTGGAGAAACACAGCTGGCGGGGGCATTCGTTCACCTACCAGGCCGCCCAGGTGAAGAAGCTCACCGAACGTTTCAACGTCCAGCACATCGGCATCGATGTCACCGGCGTGGGTTACGGCGTGTTCGACCTGGTGCGCGACTTCTACGCGAAGGCCACGCCGATCCACTACAGCCTCGAGGCCAAAAACGCCCTGGTGCTCAAGGCTCAAGACACGATTTCGGGCAGCCGCATCGAGTGGGAAGCCGGCTGGACCGACATCGCCCAGGCGTTCCTGACCATCAAGCGCGGCACTACCAACAGCGGCCAGGTCACCTACAGCGCTTCGCGCACCGATGCCACCGGCCACGCCGATATCGCCTGGGCGGTCATGCACGCCCTGGCCAACGAACCCCTGAACACCAACAAGCGGCGACGCAGCCGCTACGTCACGAGTGGAAACAATGCCCAAGCCTCGACACAAAAAACGCCCGGTCAACCAACAGGTGCGACAGCCACAGCCCATGCGGGCATTCACCTTCGGGGAGCCCGAACAGGTGCTGTCGGGCAATATCGGCGAGTACGTGGGGGTGTTTCCCAGCGACGACGGCGAGATTTACAAGCCACCGGTGTCGCGCACCGGCCTGGCCAAGCTGCTGCGCGCCAATGCGCACCACGGCGCTATTCCGAAGTTCAAACGCAACCTGTTGCTGCGTGAGTTCATTCCCTCGGCCGGCTGTAGTGCCCGGACAATGGGCTGCGCGGGTTTGGATTACATGGTGTTCGGTGAGTCTTTTTTCTATCGAGATACCAACGCTTTCGGCCAGGTGCTGGAGCTGCAGCACCTGCCGGCGATCAACATGCGGGTGAAAGTGGACGGCGGTTTCCGGATGCTGTTGCCGGACAACAAGTTCATGGACTTCGACCAGGACGAGGTCGAGCACGTCATGGACTACGACGTCGAGCAGACCATTTACGGCATTCCGGATTACCTGGGCGGCCTGCAGGCGTTGTTGCTCAACGAAGCCGCGACCCTGTTCCGCCGGCGCTACTACAGCAACGGCGCGCACGCGGGTTACATCTTCTACACCAACGACCCGGACCTGACCGAAGAGGACGAAGAAAACCTGCGCGCCCAGATCAGCGCCAGCAAAGGTGTGGGCAACTTCCGCTCGATGTTCGTCAACATCCCCAACGGCAAGGAGAACGCCATTCAGATCATCCCCGTGGGGGATTTTCAAGCCAAGGACGAGCTGGAGAAGGTGAAGAACATCACCCGCAACGACGTGATTGCCGCCTGGCGCATGAACCCTGCGCTGGCCGGCATCATCCCGGAAAACAACGCTGGCTTTGGCGACATCGAGAAGATCGATAGGGTCTACACCAGCAACGAGATCCGACCGATCTGTCAGCTGTTTAACCAGGTCAACGACACTTTACGCAATGACAGGCGTATTGACTGGATAGAGCCGTCAAAGGCAGTTGATTCAACTACACCTATCGCATAGATCAGAGATTGCCACTAGATACTATGGCAAACTAGTGGCGATCGGCTGCCCTGGGGAGGGACACAATGCGAGTTGAATGCAAATGCGGACACAGAGGACGGATTGCTTCACGGGAGAAGTTATCCACTGAGTTTTCGAAGTTGTACTGCCAGTGCTTGGACGCAAAATGTGGGCACACCTGGGTCGCGAATTTGACGTTTTCACACACATTGAGCCCGTCGTCTCAATCATTCGAAAGGATGTTGTTCGACCAATTACGGGACATGCCCAGGGCGAAGCAGCGGGAGTTATTTGAACAGCTTGGGTCACAGGCGGTGGCGTGAGACGCAAACCGCCGACTCAAAGAGGTCGGCGATTCGTTAGATGGAATGGGCACCTAGCTATCGAGGATTAGCTTCCGATCGGCTCTCTGGGATTGGTAGCTAAGAGCTGGGACATACGTCGAAGTTGAAGTTGCTCCTGCTCATTCAACAGACGGTACAGACGGATGAGCCGACGTTCAATTTTGGACAGATCCAACCATTCGAACTCAGCATTTTCAACGCTGACGCATTCGTTTTTCGTGCGATCCAACATGCTTACTACTCCATAAAGTGCATTGCTGAATCGACGTTATCGGGGCGGGAAAGAGCTTTAGAACTGGGGGGCGACGAATGTCGTACATGCTTTGTTACAGGTTAATTCCGATGGCGAGCGGCGTCATCGGCCATGGCTTGCAAGAAACGACGTATCGCTTCTTGATCGAATGGCTTGATGCTTCTGTATTGCGAAATCAACTCCTCCTCTTCTGGAGTAAACAGTTGCCCAAGTGGCGTAGAACGTCGCCCCGTCAGAACGAATGCCGCGTCAACCCCACATTCTTCAAGCGCCGCCACATAGCGTAGGTCGAGCGAATTCGCTCCCAACTCGTAGTTTTTTTGAGTCCCCCGACTTACCCCAAGAAGCACCCCAAACTCTGTTTGACTTAATCCCAAGCGCTCGCGCTCTTCCCTCAGGCGTTCACCTACTTGATCCGCTATGAGCATTTTTTTATTCACCATCATTGACTTGATCAATTTTTTGACCAAGAATCACCACAGACAAACGCAAACAAACACAACTGAACAGAGTGCCCACTATGCCCGCCACTGTTACGCCCGAGCAAGCCCGAGCGGATCTGGATCGCAGAGGAATAAGCATTGCGGAATTCAGCCGTAAAAACGGTCTGAACAAAAATTTAGTCAGCGACCTATTGAACGGTCGGATCAAAGGTCGCCGGGGGGAGGCACATCGCGCCGCCGTTTTGCTTGGGATCAAAGACGGCGTGATTGAAGAGTAATGGCACTGGACCAAGGGAGAAAACAGAACATGAAGAGCTCAGTTCTAAAGACTCGGCGTCAGGTAGTCAGCGCAGTTATCTGCGCCTACCCAGGCGGACGCGAATGTGCGGCGGCTCGCATCGGTCTCTCACTCAAGAAGTTTGATAACCGCGCCTACGAGAACAATAACAGCAGCCCGTTGACCGACGCGCAGATCCATCAACTCGAGCTCGATGCAGGTACCACTTTCTTACCCGAATACATCGCCGCCATGTACAGCGGAATGTTCGTGCCCTTAGCTGAGCCCGGTTCGCTGGACAACGTCGAGATGTATGCCCGGTGTGTCCAGGCTGCAGCTAAAAAGGGCACGGTCGACCACCTCATCGCCGAGGCGTTGAACGACGGAACAATTAACGAAGTCGAGGCTGAGGCGATCCTGCATGCCGACTCCCTGCATCTGGCGGCCAGACATGCGGAAGTGCTCGCCGTCATTCAGTTGCACAGCAGAGCAAAGGTGGGGAGCTAGTCATGGGGAGTTTTCAACCTTTACCGAGTCGCGCCTTTATCTCTTTCAAGGCTGTAGCAACGTCGTCCACTGCAAACCGAATGTCTTCTGCCTTCACAGCTAATCCAGGCACTTCGCTTGTTGCGGTCATCTTCGTCGTTTCTCGTCCCTGCATGATTTTTACCAGCGCGTCATATCGGTCCTCCAGGCGGACCATCAATCCTTCAACATCTTTTTTTGAGTGAATCGCCATGAACAATTTCCTTGATAAAGACCTGGATTATTTAAGTGCACTGCTAGTGGTCGCCCAACAACGGTTGGACACACTAAAACAAACCGTATCCAGCGCCAACGAGACTGCCTCAGCGTCGGACATCCGAATTGCCATTGGCGATGCAATCACCCCATTGAACATTGCCTATGAAGCGGCAGAAACACTCTAAGCACCCGAGGTTTCCAATGATCGATTTGTCGGCAGTACAGGAATACCAGGACGTGCTCAAAGCCGCCGCGCTTGTTTTCCTCGAGCGCCACCACTGTGAACACCTGGGCGACGATCAACAGTTGTTTGGCCGTGCCGTGCAGCACCTGGTCAGCGACTATGACGTGCCTACACAGACCGCTGAAAAATTGGTGCATTTGGCCTGCAGCGACATGACCGCCGTCCGCGATCGGCAACGCCTGGACATCGTCAGCAGCACATCGACTCACACCGTGATCATCGACCCGGCCACCGGTAACGTGTGGGCCGTCCCGGTCAGCCTGATCTACGAACGCATTCTCAACGCACCGGACAACGGTCGTTTCCGCGTAACCGCACCGTAACGCCCAACCCATAAACCCGCCTGCCCCACCCTCGTGGGTTTGGGTGAACTGCGCCCGAAATTGAGGTTTGACGATGGAAAACGCCATGAACATCAACGCAAAACTGACGCCCGATCAGGCTCAAGCGCTCTTGGCCAACCTGCGCGAGCAATACCGTCTCAGCCTCAATGACCTCTGGTACGCAGACCAGTACCGCCAGATTCCCGATGGCCTGCGCCACGGATCGATCCTTGCCAACAGCCCGGTGATGGCCGCTCAGAAACACCTGATCGGCGCCCTCACCCAAAGCCTCGGCCTCAGCCTGAAAGCAGCGAAATAATCATGAGAGACGATCTGCGTCACGACGTCCTGCAACGCCTTCAGTCCGACTACGGTTTGAAACACCGTATCGGCACGGACTACATGCGCGGTGGCACCTGCCCCAAATGCAGGAAGAAAGAGCTGTACTCACGATTCGATACGCCGTGGATGATTATCTGCGGTCGACCGGAAAAGTGCGGCCATACGCTGCATGTAAAAGAGCTTTATGACGACCTGTTTGAGGACTGGAGCAAACGCGCCCCGGCCACGGATCAACACCCTACGGCGACAGCCCGGGCCTACCTGGAGTTTGCCCGGGGTTTTCGCCTCGAGTTGATTCAAGGGTGGTTCACTCAGGAAACGTTTTACTCCGGCGAGTTTAATGCCGGCAGCGCCACAGTGCGCTTCGCCTTGGACAAGGGCGGTTGGTGGGAACGCCTGATCGATCAGCCACATCGCTTCGGAAAAATGAAGGCCCGATTTAAACCTGGGGAAAGTTATCGCGGGGTCTGGTGGTGCCCACCGTGCGTGGACCTGCTCGAGGTCAAAGAAATCTGGATCGTGGAAGGCATCTTTGACGCGATCGCATTGGTGCACAACGATCGCTCCGCCGTGTCGGCCATGTCCTCCAATGCGTTCCCCGAGGAATCGTTGCGGGCACTGGCCCGCAGTCGAGAGGGCAATCTCCCCAAGCTGGTTTGGGCCCTCGATAACGAGCCTGGGGCTCACGTGTACACCAAGCGTTGGGTGCGCCAGGCCCGTGCCTTGGGCTTCGTCTGCGAAGCAGCGCAGATCCCGCTCCGTGACGGCCGCAAGACGGACTGGAACGACCTGCACCAACGCTGGGGATTCATCGACGACGAAAACCAGCGAGCAGATCAGATCGCTGCTGACCTCAAGCAAGCACGCCACCAGGGCGCATTGCTGCTGGCCGAGAGCGCAGCCGAAAAGGCTCTGCTGATGTACGACTGGAACAAGCGCGGTGAGTTTCACCTGGGCTTTGGGAGCCGACTGTATTGGTTCAAGTTGGACATGGAGAAATTCAACCGGGCGATGCAGGACATCGAGGACAGTGAGAATCACGACGACCAGCTGCTCAACCAGTCGCAACAGCGCGAGAAAGCCCTGCAGCAATCCGGCAGTGTTGTGGAGATTGCCAACTGCTACCCGCAGGCCTTGTATTTCCAGCGTAACGAAGTAACGGATGAGTCCTGGTACTACCTGCGCGTCGACTTCCCGCACGACTCCGAGAGCGTGAAAAACACCTTCACCAGTGGGCAGCTCTCGGCCGCAAGCGAATTCAAAAAACGCCTGTTGGGGATGGCGGCCGGTGCGATGTTTACCGGCAGTGGCCAGCAGCTCGACAAGCTGATGAAAGACCAACTGTTCGGCATCAAGACCGTTTCGACGATCGACTACGTGGGCTACAGCAAGGAGTACGCCTGCTACGTCTACGGTGACATCGCGATCAAGGACGGCATCACCTACAAGGTCAACAGCGAAGATTATTTCGAGTTCGGCAAGCTGCGCCTGAAAACGCTGCAGAAGGGTGTGCCCATCAGGCTGCAGCGCGAAGCCAAGGGTTTTGACGAAAAGTGGGTGCAATTGCTGTGGACCTGCTTCGGCGCCCAAGGCCTTGTCGCCCTGGTGTTCTTCTTCGGCTCGCTGTTCTGCGAACAGATCCGCGCCCGCTACCAGTCCTTCCCTTTCCTGGAAGCGACCGGTGAAGCCGGCGCCGGCAAAACCACTCTACTGAACCTGCTGTGGAAACTGCTCGGCCGCGAAGGCTATGAAGGCTTCGACCCGATGAAGTCCACCAAGGCCGGGCGTTCTCGCCTGATGGGTCAGGTCTCCGGCATGCCGGTTGTGTTCCTGGAAGCCGATCGCCACGGCGATGATCGGGCCCACGCTAAAACCTTTGAATGGGACGAGCTGAAAGACTTCTACGGTGGCGGCACCCTCGCCACAAAGGGCGTCAAGACTGCCGGTAACGAAACGTACGAGCCGCCCTTTAGAGGAACGATCGCGATCAGCCAGAACGCGGCCGTGGTCGCGCATGAAGCGATCATGACGCGCATCGTAAAACTGCATTTTGTGCGCCCGACCGTGACGCCGGAAAGCCGGGCTGCAGCTGATCAACTCAATGCATTGGAGGGCGGCACCCTCAGCCACTTCCTGTTGCGCGCAGTGGGCAAGGAGTCCGCGGTGCTCGAGCTGTTCGCCCAGCGGGTGCCCGACCACGAGGCGAAGCTGCGCCGCTTGCACACGCATTGCTTTGCCTGTAGCACCGCCTATGCCAGCGACCAGGGCAACTGCAACAGCTGTGGCTATGACCTGCGCGGCCACATCCGTGTCGAGCGCATCAGCAAGAACCACGCGCAACTGCTTTCGCTGCTGGATGGCCTGCGCCTGGTCCTGAAACTGAGTGATCCGCAGGTCGCCGCCACCCAGCGCCAGATTGTGCGGATGGCCATCGAGCGCCAGGCGTCGATCAGTTCCGACCACGCCGCCGTGGCCGAGTTTTGGGAGGTCTACGACTACCTCGAATCCTTGAGCGAAGACCCGGTGGTCGACCACAGCAGCGACCCCACCGTGATCGCCATCAACCTCAACGAATTCTGCGAGCGCGCCGCCGAACACAAACAGAAGTTGGCCGACGTGGCCACGTTGCGCGACCTGCTCAAAGAGTCCCGTTCTCGCAAGTTTCTGGACAGCAACAAGGCCGTGCACAGCGCCGTGCGCGCCGCATTCAACCACCGCAATCCCTGTTCACAGCCCCGGCCGACAACCGTTAAGTGCTGGACATTCAAGGCGTAAAGGAGAGCAAGACCGATGCAAATCCAAGTGTTTATGGGCAGTGCCGGCGACGGCCAAACCAGCAAGCTGCAAGCAGTGCAGGACCGTCTGGACTTCACAGGACAAAGCGCGCCGATCATCCAGGCCGGTGCTTATGGGGAGGATGGCTTGTTGCAGATCCTGGAAGTCCGGGCAGCCGGTGGTCAGCGCGAAATTCTGGTCGACGACTGCAGCCGGCAACAGATCTTGAGGGTATTGGAGTGGCAATCATGTGTTGAACATGAGCCGGACTTTGACGGCCTGGTGATCCACCTAGCTCGTAAGGACTGAGCTTGAAAGAAACAGTGCCGAGGAGTTGCAGCTCCCCGACACCTAACCACCACCGAGGGCGATACCATGCAAGCACAGAACCAAAGCAGCAGCAGCAGCAGCACCAAGGCTACCACACCGGCACGGCACCTGGTGGCCACCGCGCTCATCGGCGCGGCCATGATCGGCTTCCTGGTGCACAAAACCCCTGAGTCACGCACCCGCCTGGAAAGCCTCAGCCAGATGGCCCGTACGTTGGGCGAACTGAGTGAACGGGATGCCGCTCTGGTCACCCGATTGCTCGCCACCCGGGGAGAATCGTGCCATGTCTGAGTGCCCGGCAGTCACGCCCGTACGGCGCTTTCCCTGGAACCTCGATCACACCAGCGTGTGTGACCAGTGCGGCAAGTGGCGCGCCCAGGGCAACCATCAAATCTGCAGCCGGCGCCGCCAGCGACAGAACGCCCATCTGCGTAACCACACGCCCAAACCGTAAGCCGCGTCCACCAGAAGACACGCTTCTCGATACTTGGCCCGGAAACGGGCCTTTTTGTTTCCGATCGTCAGACTGTCGATACACCAGCACAGCGTTAGGGGTTTACATGAGTGGGGTCGAAGCTCGCGGTAATTCCGTGAGAATCTATTTTCAACACAATGGGGAAAAGTGCCGGGAAACCATCCCGGGAGGCAACACACCGGCCACCGTCGCCCAGGCCAAGCGCGTGATCGATATCATCGACTATGAGATCCAGACCGGTACATTTGATTACGCACGGCACTTCCCCAACTCGGCCAAGCTGGTCGAAAACACCTTTGGCCACTACCTGGACCTGTGGCTCAAGATCAAGGCCAACAGCGTCGCGGCCTCGAGCTATCGAGGCTACGCCAATAAGGCAGAAGTCCATGTGCGGCCGCGCTGGGGCAAAGTCCAAATCAACCAGATCGATCACCTGGACCTCCAGGAATGGATTCAGGGCACCCTGTCCAAAACACTGAAGAACAAGACCATCCGCGACATCATCAGCAACGTGCGGCAGGTGTTCCGCTTGTACCGCACCCGCATGAAAGTGGCGCACGACCCCACCGAAGGCTTGATGGTGCGTCTGCCCGATCCCGAGGCGCCGGACCCATTCACCCGGGCAGAGATCAAACAGATCCTCGAGACGCCCACCACGCGCACGCAAGAGCTGTTGATGATTCAGTTCATGTTATGGGCGGGGCCTCGCGTCTCGGAGACGATCGCACTGGCCTGGGAAGATGTCGACCTGGCGCAAGGCACGGTGACCTTCCGCCGATCAAAGGTGCGCGGGGCTTACCGTGTGACGAAAACCCGGCGTTCCACGCGCCGGGTTCGTCTGCTCGCTCCGGCGTGGGACGCCCTGCGGAAGATCGATGCGCTGAATCGGAAAAAGAAAGCGGAAACGGTGGAGATCGTCGAGAGGGACAACAAGACAGTGCGGAAACACCAACTGCACTTTGTCTTTCTGAACACCAAAAGCGGCCTGCCGCACGCCAACGATTTCGTGGTGCGCGACCGGTTCTTCAAGGCGCATTTACTCGCGGCGGGGGTGCGTTATCGCGGACCAGGCCAGTGCCGGCACACCTACGCCAGTCAGCTGCTGACCACCGGTGTGGCGTCGATCGACTGGATCGCCGAGCAGATGGGCCACACCAACGGCAACATGATCCGCCAGCACTATGGAACGTGGATCAATGAAGACGGACCAGACGTGGTCGGAATGTTGCAAATGGCCTTGAAACTGTCACCCGTCGCAGCTCCGCACTGAGCAGCTTAAGTAAGTCCGGGTGCCTACATCAGATATGCCCGCCCCGGCGCCACGCTTCGTCTTGGGTCAAGCTGATGGCCACGTCCATGGCTTCATGGACCTTTTTGTCGATCAACTTCCCCGCTAGTAGGCCCAAGGCGAAGCCCTTGGCGATCGCCACATGATAGGTAATCGACGGCAGGTCGATCGACTGGGTAATGCCAGACAGGGAGCGATCCCAGTGATGACGCAAGAGATCCGTAGCTAGTGCGTCCGTGATGATCGTGACGTATGGAGGGCTCTGCGGGGGGTTGGACATTGAGGACGATTCCTTTCGAATGATTGGAGCTCTGTTCGTAAACCAAGCGGCGGTATTCTGGCTATCCAGTCTAGGGGGTTCCGGCATACATGGTCAAAAAAAAGGCCCCCATACCTGGGCAAGGTGTGGGGGCCTGTTGAACATAAACGGCGTTATTCGTAAGGCGGATTGATCCTGTGCGACCGGTAGCTAACGACCCAAGCGGACATCGGAGTCGATCGGAGGTGATAGCTGCTGGTCACTCACTGTCAATCGACGAACAAGCTGATCAGCGACAAGGCTGCCCCAAGGGCAAAAATGAAGAGAATAAGTATCAAAGCAAGGACTATAGGCTCATAGCGCATCGGGGCAATTCCCTTGAGTGAGTTACCGCATCAAGCTAGCTCTTCTATCCCTTACTCTAAAACTCAATTGCACTGATGTTCCCCCTTGTTCGTGGCTGGTCAGGTTCGCTTCTCCGCCAAAGCTTTCCATGATCTGCTTCACCATGATCAATCCTATTCCTAGCCTGCCAGCCCTAGTGGTGTAGACAGATTTAAAAGCCATCATTCCTAGCTGTCGCGACGTGCCATCCCCGGTGTCGCCAACAGTTAGATGTAACCACTGATGAGCTTCATCCTGACAGGCCTGGATGGTTAGTTTACCTCCTGTCGGCATCGCCTCTATGGCATTGGCAATGACGCTATTTAGGATCTGAGAAAGCAAAATCGGATTGGTGATGGTTTTAGGGACGGGTTCATTTATGAATTCGACCTGAATGCTTGATTGAGTGAGCTGCAAGCTGAAGCTGTTAATGCTCGCTTGTACCATCGGCATCAGCTCCACCAGTTCTGCCTCTCCACGGATCGGGCTCAAACAAAGCAGTAATTCATTCACCCATCGCGACATCCGATCGACCTGACTGACAATATCGTCGATGTTTTTCTTCGCGGGTTGGCCTTCCATGCCATTCGCCATTTCTGCACTTGAGCGGATGCAGGCAAGGGGGTTGCGAAGGCAATGGGCAACCGCCGTGGATATTTCGCTTAAGCCAACGTAGGTCTTGTTAGCAACAACTTGATCCTCTTTTGATGCCAACAGTATTGATGCTCGTCGGGCAATCCAATAAACCCCGAAATAGAGAAGCAGACCTCCCATAGTGGACAGCCATATAATCCAGTGCCCTCGATTAAGGCGTTCAATCAGATCGTATGGCTCCCGGTAAATTTCGATTACCGCCAGAATGTTCCCTTGGTCGTCTACAAGGGGAATGTAGCTCTCAATGAAAAACATTCTGGGGGCGCGCAAAAATTGCTGCTCAATACGGACTTTATCTACTTCATTGTATTCAGTGGATACCCGATCTTTTGAACTGAATGCCTTTTCAAGCTCGGCGTTCAAAAATTTTTTTCCAATTAACTTCGGGTTGGTTGACCAAACCACAGTTCGAAGTGGGGAGTAAATGGAGATCAAGAGCGAGTCTGGGAAGCGCGAAAGGTAGTCAAGAAACTCAGAGCGCACGCGTTTTCCGTTCTGTGCTCCTTCCGACTGCGCTTCATGCTCGGAAGATGCAAGACCTTTGCCGATCTGTATTCCGGTCAGCCCGTGATGACGTATCTCACCTTTTGCGATGGTCTGAATGAATTGCGCTGACAATAGGGCATCTCGTTCAACACTCTCACGTACTAGAAAACGTGTTGACACAGAGCCCAGTCCAAAAGCTATCACGCTGATGAGGAGGAAGCTGGCAATCGAAAACCACCACAGGAGATTGAATTGCTTGGTGGGCGCTATCGAGTCAGCCGTCCTCCGGCCCAAGCGTTTTAACAATGCCGCGGTTGCTTGCATAAGGAATGCCCCGAGGTGTGCAGCTTATCCAGTTGATGCGGCTTCACCCGCTCAGTGATGCGCTAGATAGATGCACAGCATTCCCTATGCCAAAAAACTCAACGTCTCCTAATTCCTGGCTAAAGCGCCAAATACACATGCAGCGACTCGCTATTGGCGGCGCAGACTGTTCGTACGCCCACTGGCAGCCGTAATGGCCGGACGTAGGAAAGGGTACTAGTCCCCATTAATGGGGTAATTTCCCTTGAGAGTGGGTATAGCGATTCCACAGTTAACTTTGAAGCTGCTTTTTGGGTGTGATTCCAAGGGCTTGTCCGCTTATGGCCGATTGCGGCCTACTGTGAAGGTCTGAAAAAGATTCATAGTTGCCGGTCATTTGCAGCTTCAGAGCCAAGGGCGATTCCCTAGGACTGCCGTAGTCGCATAATCGAAGCTGTAACAGCTTTTGCATTGGTGTCCAAAGTTTCCATAGCCGCAGCTGCGTTAACTGCAACATTCTCTAAACCATTCTCTGAAAGCCATTTAGTGATCTCTTCTATGGCCGCACCCAAGGCATGTTGGTTGTGTAGGAGCAATGTCAAAGCGTCAGCAGCAGCGATTTTGCAGTCCGAGTTATCTAGCAT